TCAGTAAAAAATCAAATTAAAATTGGAGATAACATTACCTTAAATGCCAATGGTGTTGTAGCTGCTACAGCATTAGTAGGAAATGGTGCAGGTTTAAGTGGAGTGGAAGAATTTGCAGCTGGAACCGAAGCTCTTTTTGTTCAAAGTGCGTCTCCTACAGGATTTACCACAAATACAAATGCAACTTTAACAGAGTGTTGTTTACAAGTTGTATCAGGAACAGGTGGTGGAGCAGGGGGATCTGATACTTTTACCACTACCTTTACTGGTTCTAAAACTGCCGATGCAGCTAGCGTTCCTTTAAGTGTAGCAAATTTATCAGTGTCGGGGATATCCGCTGCAGCTCATACACTAAGTACACCAGAAATTCCAAGTCACAACCACGTTACTCCAAACATACAGACAGATTTGGAAGCTGAAATTAGAAGCCCAAATAGTAGTTCAGCATCAGGAACTGGTGGTGGAGCATCAGGTAGCACTGGTGGTGGAAGTTCACACAGCCACTCTTTAACAGGAGTCAGTTTGAGTGGTTCCATAACAACAAGTTTATCTGCTTCTGTTCCTGCTATGGACTTAAAATATGCAGATAGTATAGTAGCAACAAAGGATTAAAACATGCCAAGCACTTATTCAGATAGTTACAAATTAGAACTTCAGGAAACTGGAGCAAACGCTAATACTTGGGGCAATAACACTAACACAAACTTACAAACTGTTGACGCTTTTTCCGCAGGCTACATAGCTAAAGACGTTGCAGGTTCCGCTAATGTTACATTGACGACTAATAATGCAGATCCAACAGCAGAGGCTTCCAATAAAGTTATTGAACTTACAGGAACACTGACAGGAAGCATTCACGTATTTATTCCAGCGGTAGAAAATTATTATTATATTTTTAACAACACAGCAGGAGCGTTCACTGTAGACATTGCTCCTACAGGACATGGAGCAAATAGCGTTCAAGTAGTTCAAGGTTCTCACACTATTCTTTACTGTAAAAATGGTGACGAAGTTGTTGATTTGTTTGCCAATTCATTAGGTAATTTAAGTATTAAAAACACTTTAACTGTCAACGGTTCGGTCTTCACTGCATCCAACGGAACAGTGAACGCAACTACATATTCTGGTAATGGTTCTTCTCTAACAGGAGTATCTAGTATTCCTTCTGGAACAACTGCTTTATTTTTTCAAGGCTCTGCTCCAAGTGGGTGGACACAAAATACAGACGCTTCAATCAACACCACCACTTTAAGAGTGGTTACAGGAACTGGTGGTGGGACTGGTGGAGCTGATAATTTTTCAACAGTTTTCAGTGCTTCTAAAAATACAGCACCAGGGGATCTTACTTTTGATGACATTGCAAATTCATCCGCTGATACATCAGGAATGTCTTTAGGTAGTCACACTCTTGCTACTCCTGAAATACCATCACACACTCACATAAATTTTATAGGCGGAAACTCTTTTGCAAGTAGAAATAACCCTGCAACTCGTAGAAATCCAGATACAACCAGTACTAACACTGGAGGTGGTGGTGGACACAGTCACTCAGTATCAGGTGGTGCTCTTGCAGGTAATGCAACATGTACCACAAGTTTATCAGTGGCTAATATGGATATAAAATTTGCAAATGTTATTGCTTGTACGAAAGATTAATAGTAATATATCCTAAGAAATGCCAATATTCGATCCAGACGGAAAATGTCCTCTTTTAAATAAGAAGTGCATTAAACACCAATGTGTTTGGTATAACATGCTACAAGGTAAACATCCTCAAACAGGTCAAAATGTTCAAGAATGGGGATGCTCTATTGCTTGGATGCCTTTATTATTAGTAGAAAACACAGGAAAACAAGTTCAAACTAATTCCTCTATTGAGTCATTTCGTAACGAAATGGTTAAAGCAAATATGGTTACTCTTGCTTTAGTAGATCAACAAAGTAAGAAAAAAGAACACAAAAAAGAAGGAAGTATCTGGGGACATATCTCTGATAGTCAAGAGTCTCTGGCAAATGGAGAAGATGTCACTGATGATATTGCCTTGTTATCTAACAAAAAAAATGGTAAAAAAAGAAAGGTAAAAAGGACTAAAACAAATGCCAATAACAATAAACAACGTAACAATAAATAATCAGCTTACAATTATTAATGATGCTGATATAAATAGAACTAACCCAAATAATGGACCAAAAATGTACTCTGGTGATACTGAAGCAGATGTATTAATTGATGGAGTTGCTTATTTAAATTTAACTGGTCATGATATTGTTCCTGCTAATGTTCACGCATTACAATTTAGACCAGCAACCAACTCTGGTTGGATAGAATTTGACGGATCAGCCGACAATCAAAGCATTACTCCTGATACCATTCCCGCTTGGGCAAACACCATGATTACAAGATGGAATGGTGAAAAAACTTATTGGGGCACATATCAAACAACCTATGATAATACTGTTGCTAATTTAGATGCTAGTTCAGAAACTTATGAAACTGATTTAGCCAACGCACAAACATCAGCGCAGACTGCTGCTACCACTGCAAAAAATAATATTTTAGGTGCTTAATCTAAAAGAAAAGATAAGCGACTATATCCTTACAATTTCAAACTGTCTTAGTTCGCCTTTAATAAATCTTATTAACGAAGAGATTTATGTTAATCCTGATTCTTGGTCAGCAGGACCTATAGCTGACGGTATGAATCCTGATGTAAGATCAGTGAAAGTCTCTGGTTTTGAAGAACAGCACATTGGAACTTCTGTATCAAAAAGAGTAATCTTTAATGAATTAAAAAAATTTGTTCCGAGAATAGAAGAAGCTTACAGGAAAAACATATCCGAATATTATTTTTCTGATAAAAATTACTTTCAGTTTTTATACTACGATGACAAGATGAAAGGACACTATACCTATCACACGGATAATTGTTATACTAATCCTAGAAATTTAACTATTTTAATAGGATTAAACTCAAAAGATCAATACGAAGGTGGCGAACTTTTTATTGGAAATGATAAGAATGGAATAAAACTCGATAGAGGGGATATGGTTTGTTTTCCTTCTAATTTTATGTACCCTCACAAAGTACAAAGAGTAACTCAAGGACAAAGAAAAGTTTTAATAATATGGACCCAGTAGCTTTTTTTAAAGAACATAAATATGTTCATATACCAGGATTGGTTAGTAGTGATATGACTAGCTTAATTTATAACTATTTAATTTTAAAGTCGTGCACTAATAATAATTTTTCCGATGACTCTCAACAAGACGATTATTTAAGATATTGCTATGGAGATTTAAATACAGAGACATTATTGGCTTTATTGTTAAATAAAATAAGTCAAATAACTCAAAAAAAATTATGTCCCACCTATTCTTACGTAAGAGTTTATACTAAGGGTGAAATACTAAAACCACATTATGACAGACCCGCTTGTCAATATTCAGTAACAATAAATTTTGGTGGAGATCCTTGGCCTATTAGCTTTGGCGAGTTTAATAAAGATAAAAATTTAGAGGATGGATATAAACTACTAAGTTCAATTACTCTAAAACCAGGAGATGGTATAGTTTACATGGGAGAAGAATTAGTTCATTGGAGAAATAAATTTACAGGGGATCACTGCGCTCAAGCTTTTCTTCATTACATTGATGAAGAAGGTCCTTATCACCCTGAATGGGCTTATGATAAAAGACCGAACATAGGATACAAAAAATTTTAAGGAGAGAATATGATTAAACCAGAAGAACTAAAAGACAAGAATTTTAAATTATTTTTAGGGATGCCTATGTATGGAGGTATTCTAACAGAAAACACGATGCATGGTTTATTGCAACTTCAACAATGGTCTATGGCTCGTGGCGTAGGAATGCGTCTACAATCAATGGGTAACGAAAGTTTAATTACCCGTGCAAGAAATACCATTGTTTCTATGATGATGGATCAAACTGATTACGTAGCAACTCATCTTTTATTCATTGATGCTGATATTGGATTTACTGCTCAAAATATAGAACGCTTACTTTGTGCAGACAAAGATGTGGCTTGTGGTATTTATCCTCGTAAGCACATTCATTTCGACAAAATAAAACAGGCTTTAAAAGAAAATCCTAATGCGGATGAGGATGAGCTAGAGGTCAAGTCTTTAGGATATAATTTAAACTTTGATGATCCTACGAATGTGAAAATGGAAAATGGATTTGCAAAAGTAAACGAAGCTGCTACAGGAATGATGCTTGTTAAAAGAGAAGTTTTTCGCACTATGATGAAAAAGTTTCCTGAACGTAAATATCAGTCTGATCAAATTATCAATGGTAATTCTTTTCAATCTGACAATTGTTATGATTTATTTCCTGCGGGAACTTATGAAACTAAACCTGGTGTAAAAAGATACCTTTCTGAAGACTATTATTTTTCAAGAT